CGTGGTGAAGAGATGGATATTGTCAATATGGTTGCCGACTCAGAAACCTTTGCGGATGCACTTTTAGCCGCAGAAGTACTTTACAAATACTGTAAAGAACATCAGGATACTAAGAAAAAAGTTGATAACATCAATAATACCGATGGTCAATCAAATTCGGGTTCTGAACCTCAAGATTTTGTTGAAAATGATTCTGATAATGGTGAAGAGTCTGATGATACTGGTGAGTCCGATGAAAAAGTGAATGATGATGCTGATCTTGATACTCCCAGTTATGAAGGTCAACAATCTGATTCTGAGGAACCAAAAGTTCATACTGAAAGTTCTTTTGAGGAAAACCTCAAAGATCTAATCAACAAAAATTCTTTCGAGAATGTTTATATTGAGCTTCCACAAGTTAATCTCGAAACAGTCGTTGTTGACTATACTGAAATTCACAAATATGCAAATGAGTCATATGCTGAACAGCAGAAAATTTCTGATGATGTGGATAAAACATATTCTCGGGTAAATAAAAATATTTTTGCATCTGCAGACAAAGCGTATATGTCTTATAAAAAGTCTGCTCAAAAAGAGGTAAACTATCTTGTAAAGGAGTTTGAGTGTAAAAAATCTGCTGAATCATATTCCCGTGCAACAGTGTCCAAAACTGGTGTTCTTGACTGTACCAAACTTCATACCTACAAATACAATGAAGATTTATTTAAAAAAGTAACCACTCTTGCAGATGGTAAGAATCATGGTCTCGTCTTTGTTCTAGATTGGTCTGGATCAATGGCTGATATTATGTTGGATACTGTAAAACAGTTGTTCAATTTGATCTGGTTCTGCAAAAAAACAAATATTCCTTTTGAGGTATATGCATTTACTAATAACTGGAAACGTATAACTTATGATGAGAATGATAAACCAGTTTATCCAAAAAAACATTATGAGTACAAAAATGGACTAGTCCAAGTCTCTCCAGATTTTTGTCTGATGAACTTCATCAGCAATCGCACCAAAACCAGTCAATTTGAAAATTGTATGCGTAACATCTGGAGGATGGCCTATTCATATCGTAACTATGTTTTCTATTCATCTCCAAAGCAACTTGAACTTTCAGGAACTCCTTTGAATGAAGCATTGATTTCTCTTAATCAGGTTCTTCCAAAATTTCAAAAAAATAATAAACTTCAAAAGGTTCAGTGTGTGGTACTGACTGATGGTGAAGCACATCCATTGAATCGTCACTATGAACTGATGCGTAAGTGGGATACTGAACCATACATGGGAACTCGTTCGATTGATCCATCAGTAACTTTCCTAAGGGATCGTAAACTTGGAAAAACCTATAAGTTTGGGTACAATTATCATGATTTTACAGAAACCATTTTGAATAATCTTCAGGATAGGTTCCCATATGTCAACTTTATTGGGATTCGTGTTCTTCTTCCCCGTGAAGCATCTCGTTTCATGCGCCTATATACAAATTATGATCATGAAAAAGTTTCTCAACTTGAAAATAGCTGGAAGAAAAACCGTAGTTTTGTCATGAAGAATATTGGATATGATGCATACTTTGGAATTTCTTCAAATGCACTTTCTCAGGAAACTGAGTTTGATGTAAAAGATGATGCAACTAAAGCCCAGATTCGTTCTGCATTCAAGAAGTCTCTTTCTTCTAAGAAGATGAATAAAAAGATCCTGTCAGAATTCATCTCTCTGGTCGTCTGACCACTTTTCAAACTGGCCACTGAGGGGGGTTGGAACCCCCTTTTTCATTGTATAATTACTTCAGTTCAAACAAACGACATGACCATCTCTTCTGAGTACATCATTACTAGTCTTCAAAATCTTTATGGTAACTCTGTGAGCTCTGGTGACATCCGTGCTTGGTGTGCAATGAATGGTTCTAACTATCAGACCATTACCAACAAATTGGCCGACTACAAAGTTGGTCGTGGTAAGTGGAACCTTACCGTTCGGGAACAGATGGAACAAACCTATCAAGCACCTTCTGTGCAACCTGCTGTAGAACAAAACCTTATTCCTCAAAAAGATGATACCTTCGTCCAGTTTGGTAATTTCAAAGATATTAAAAAAATTATTCAGTCCCGTCTTTTCTATCCTACGTTCATTACGGGTCTTTCTGGTAACGGCAAAACGTTCTCTGTTGAGCAAGCGTGTGCCTCTCTAAATAGGGAGTTAATTCGTGTGAACATTACCATTGAGACTGACGAGGATGATCTTATTGGTGGTTTCCGTCTTGTTAATGGCGAAACTGTCTGGCACAATGGACCCGTTATCGAAGCTCTGGAAAGGGGAGCTGTGCTGCTTCTAGACGAGGTTGACCTTGCCTCTAACAAGATTCTCTGTCTGCAGTCTGTGTTGGAAGGAAAGGGTGTCTTCTTGAAGAAGATTGGTAAGTATGTCAAACCCGCTTCTGGTTTCAATGTGATTGCTACTGCCAACACCAAGGGTAAGGGTTCTGATGACGGTCGTTTCATTGGCACCAATGTTTTGAATGAGGCATTTCTTGAGCGTTTCCCTGTGACCTTTGAGCAGTCTTATCCCGCCCCTGCAACCGAGCAAAAGATTCTGGAGGGCATTGCTCTGGATCTTGGCTTGGAAGATCGTGATTTCTGTAAGCGTCTTGTAGATTGGGGTGATATCATCCGCAAGACATTCTATGATGGTGGCGTTGATGAGATCATTTCTACTCGCCGCTTGGTTCACATTATTCGTGCATATTCCATCTTCAACGATAAGGCAAAGGCTATTCAAATTTGCCTGAATCGCTTTGATGATGAAACCAAACAATCTTTTATTGAACTGTATGACAAAGTTGACGCCGACTTCCAACTCCCTGTGGATGGAGTACAAGAAAGTACTGTGGGAAACATTTCCTGATTTAGAAAACATTTGTGATTGGGCTGACTGGGAGGGAAAAGGCACCTCCCTCTCCGCCAAGATTTACAACAACAAATATATTCTCAAGTCCAGGGAAGTCGAGATCTGGGATGACAAGTCCTGCATCTATAACAACATCATCTATCCAAAAACGGGTGAGAATCTACCCTGTTTCGGGATGGACTTGATGGGTTTCTTTGATAAGAAAGTCATTATTGTATTTGACTTCCAACATCCAGTGGAAAACTATTTGTTCTCCCATCCAGATCTACCAAAGGCAGAAGGAACATTTAGATTCTTTGAGCCTGGTAATCATTTCTCCGAAAATGTCTTTGTCCGTAAATGTACGATGAGTGAAGTCAACAATTACCTTGATGACTTTGCTGCCTATTTACAAGCATACAAAGATATGTTAGAATCAAAGAAACCCAGTGGGTCTTCTGTTCAATCTACTTACGGAGATTTCGACAAATATATGAAACGCCTAGATCCTGTAAGTGGATATCTTTCCAGCAAGTTTGGAAAAGAAAAAGCAGATTCACTTGTAGATGATTTTCTTTTCTGCTATGGTTAATGCTTGGAGTTTGCTATTTGATAAAATGAATGGAAATCTTGATCCAGAAGAACATGTGATGAATGATGATCCTCTGGACAAATTAGCTCAAGACACATATGTAAGATATACATCTGCATATGATGATGGTTGGACTACACAACTAAAACAAAACGATATGAATGAAAATCAAATTGATTTAAATCTAGAATCCACTGAGAAAAATGGATTCTGGAAATATGAAGAAGATCTCACGATGAAAGAGATTCGTGATTATCTTTCTGGAACATATAAGTCACATTATACATCTCAAGAGTCCAAAACTCAAACTCTTGATCTGATTGAAAGTATTGGAGATGCAGAGGCCTTCTGTCGTTCTAATGCGATTAAGTACCTCTCTCGCTTTGGTAAAAAGAATGGCAAGTCACGTCTTGACATTTTGAAGGCAATCCACTATTGTATCCTTCTCTACCATTTCTCTGGACTCCACAAGAAGAACTCTTCCGATTTCCCCTATTGATATGAAACTAACCAAACAAACCCTTTCAATCCTGACTAACTTTTCTGAGATTAATCAATCCATTCTATTTCAGAAAGGTAATCAACTTCGCACTATTTCAGTGATGAAGAATATTCTTGCCGAGGCCGAAATCAAGGAAGAATTTCCAAAAGACTTTGCAATTTATGATTTGCCACAGTTCCTAAAAGTTCTTCGTCTATATCAAGACCCCGAACTTGATTTCTCAGAAGGTAACTATGTAACCATTCGTGAGGGTCGGAATCGTTCTCGTTATTTCTTTGCAGATCCTAATGTAATTGTTTCTCCACCAGAGAAGAAACTTACTCTCCCTAGTGAAGACGTTTCTTTTGAGATTACTCCCAGTCATCTCAGTCAACTTCTTCAGGCTGCAAATACTCTAGATCTACCTGATTTGGCTGTTATTGGTGAAGCAGGTGTTATCCGTCTTTCTGTTCGTGACAAAAAGAACGATACTTCAAACGATCACTCCATCGTAGTCGGAGAGACTGATAAGGAATTCGTTTTCAATTTCAAAGTTGAGAACATCAAAATTCTTCCTGGAAATTATAAAGTATCGATCTCCAGTAAGTGCCTATCTCAGTTCACGAATGTACTTGAGTCTCAACCACTTACTTACTTCATCGCTCTTGAGCCAGATTCTGAATTCAATTCGTAATGAGACACATACTATTCACCCTTAAAGGGTGTAAACCAGATCTTCTTGATGATGAAGGGTGGATTAGAGATACGGTTTATGCTGCATCTAAAAAGTGTAAATCAACTCTTTTGGCATTAAACTCACATAAGTTTGAACCTCAGGGTGTGACTTGTGTCGCCATGCTTTCTGAGAGTCACATTAGCATCCACACCTGGCCAGAAAAAGGCATGGCAGTATGTGACATTTTTACTTGTGGGGACCACACCATGCCACAGGATGGTGTAGAATATATGAAGATGGAACTTAAAGCAAGTGACATCGTTTCTAACGAATTCATCAGACCTTTAGAATGAATATTTTTGTCACTGACCCCGATCCCTGGAAGTCCGCACAAGTTCTACCTGACAAGCACATCGTCAAGATGCCCTTAGAGACCTGTCAGATGCTTGCTATTGTGTGTTCTGACAAATGGGGTCATGGATTTGGCACCCTTCCCAAGGCAGATGGAACTCCCTATGCCACTGAGAAGGGTGCTTTTCGCAATCATCCATGTACTATATGGGCCAATGAGTTTGTGATGAATTGGCAGTGGTTGCTTTCACATGGCATTGCACTCTGTGATGAGTACAAAATGCGCTATGGGAAGGTTCACACCTGCTTTCGTACTCTGATGGTAGCAAAGGAAATTCTGCCCACAGGAGACGCTACAGGGCGCTCTGGTAAGGGTCCAACATCATTTGTTTTTGCTGGGCCTGATGAGTTCAAATATGATACAAGCATTGACATCTTCACTGCTTATAAACGCTATATTGCATCTAAACCCTGGGTATGCGATAATTATCTACGTATCCCAGATCGTAAACCTGAGTGGGTCTAAATTATGAGTCGTAATGAATTTCTTTGGGTCGAGAAATATCGTCCCCAAACAATTGAAGAATGTATTCTCCCTGAGAATATCAAAAAGACATTTCAGGATTTCCTAGATAAAGGAGAGGTTCCTAATCTTCTTTTGGCAGGACCTGCTGGTTGTGGTAAAACTACTGTAGCAAAAGCACTTTGCAATGAACTAGGAGTTGATTATTATGTCATTAATGGATCTGATGAGGGACGGTTCTTGGACACGGTACGGAACCAGGCCAAGAACTTTGCTTCGACCGTCTCACTTCAAGGAAATGGTAAACCAAAAGTCATCATTATTGACGAAGCTGACAACACGACCCACGACGTACAACTCCTCCTACGGGCGAATATTGAGGCATTTCATAACAACTGCCGATTCATCTTCACCTGTAACTACAAAAACCGCATCATCGAACCGCTTCATTCTCGGTGTGCCGTTGTTGAGTTCACAACAAACAAATCAGACAAACCCCAAATCGCATCCAAGTTCTTTAAGCGCATCCAAGAAATCCTTGGTGCAGAAG